GATCTCCCGCAGCGCCTGGCTGGTTTTTGATTATTTCTTCTGACATATTGTCACCTCCTAGTGATTTGTTCATTTGAATAGATCGGCTGTTTTGAGGAAACTACCGCCCCATAGGGATTTTTCAACCATTTCAGGTTGAGACTGGAAGATATCGCCGATATCTCCAGACTTTCGGAATGCGGTGTCTGCTTCCACAGCGTCTACTCGTTTTCCAAATTCATTAAATTCACTTGACACTGCTGCAATATCTTTTGCAACTGCTGCAAATGAATCCTTTACTGTGTCGACATCGACCTTTGAAGACTTAAGAAGTTCTACTTCTGCTTGCAAAGACTTTACTGTTGACAATAGATCGCTAAAGGCTGATGTTAGATTATTCTTGATTTCTGCAATTGCTTCTACAACTACATTATCTGACTTAGATACGTCTGCGTCTGAGCCTGCTACTTCTTCAACTGTTTCTGCAACTGGTGCATCTTCAGTCTCTGTTGCTGGTACTGAGTCTGACTTAACAACATCTGCTGTTTCTGTCTCTTCTGCCTTTGCAACTTCTTCGGTAACTTCTTCAACCACGGCATCTGCCTCTGGAGCGACCACAACATCTTCAACTACATCTGTCTTTTCAACTTGTGTTTTTGATTTTGTCATAGGTTGTACCTCCTTGTTAATCTTAGAAGTATTAATGCCTTTAGCACTATCAACTAAGAATTTTATCATGTCTATCTTTTCATTATCCGTTTTTTCAACGAAACCTATATTTGCCATTTGCTCACCAGTAGTTGGACTTAACTCTGATTCATTTTCTGAAACCATTACAATTCCTGATTCTTTATCATAAAAAACATTTTCTAAAACTGTTTCGTCAGCCTTAATAATATCTACTCCGTCAACTTTTTCAACAGATACAATATTTGCAAACTGATTTGCTGGGGAATCTACAAGACTCAACTCAACCAAATCGTATTGCTTAATAATTCTAATTGCTTTATCTGACTTTTCATCAAACCCATCATCCCACTTGTTCATTCTTCCACCAATAGAGAAACCAGCAAGGGTTCCATCTAGAACCTTTTCCCAAGTATCTTGTGCACCCTTTGAAACATATGCTGATACAAATACTCCATTATAAAACTTCTTTGATTCTGGATCAAAATACTTTTCTGCTTTAAAGTTTACCATCTTGCCTACTGCTAGTGGCTGGTGCATTTCTCTAATATTACCTCGGAATTTTGCAAATGCTTCCATTGATGCTTCGGCTGTTACAATGTCATCTTGCTTATCGATATTGTCCAAAGATGCAAATCCAGAAACGATTCGTCGCTCTTTGTCTACCTTACTAAAAGGCATTGAAAGACGTAGATTATTCCCATCAGAATTCCAATGGGCTTTAGATATATTGCTCACCATTATATTATAAACCCCCTTTTATACATATATCACAATGTGGACATATTGGACACTAAGAGGTGCTTCGGCCCTCTCCCTTTGGATTCCTTCCAGCAACTGTAGAAGTGCTGTCAGAATTGTTATTTGTTCTTTCAGAGTCTCTTGCTCTTGTTGTATTTGCTTCTGCTGCGGTTGTTGGCTTAAGGTCTAAGACCTCATCTCCACCATCTCTCTGTGGCATATCCAGAACAACTCTAGCCTCATTAGGAGTAATGATTTGATTCTTTACATATCTTTCAAGAATCTGAGACTGTGCAATTTCATCTGTTAGTGTCAACTCGTTAAACACAAACTCAATAATATCTGTCTTTTCACGAATGATCTTATTGATCATTTTTTCAAGTTGCCTCTGTGCTGGTCTTGCAACCTGCTCCTTAAAGGTGCGATCCTGTGCAAGTGCTGCTGCAATAGATCCAGAATCGCCACCTCCAAGTTTAGACAGTGGCACTTGATGTGCTACTAGGATGTCATCACGGTTTTGCTTACGATACTCTTTAAATGAGCCGTCCTGTATACCGTCTTCGATGGGCTCCATTTTAAATTCAACTTTATTATTTTCGCTATCACCTGGAAGTGGAATATATAGCGTTCTGTGAGACTGCCCTCTGAGACTTGTTTGTAAGAATCTAAACATCTTGTCTTCTGCATCACCAGAAAGTTTCGCACCCTTTAATGTTACAACATATCTTGGGACTGCTTTGTTTGCAAAATAATCAATATTGTATTGTGAAGCAAGAGAGTCTCCATGTAGTGAGTTTATAGCCGACATAATGTCTGGCACTCCATAAAATGTGTTTAGAGGTGAGTACTGCTTAAAGTGAATAATTTCATTTGGTCTAGCATCTGTTGTTAGTGGGTTTTGGTTCTTTGCTCCAAAGTTGCGGAAGTAGACAATCTTGTTTCCAATGATCTGTACATATCCGTCTTTGATTCTTCGTACTCGCATTGTTGTTGCTGGTATATGTCCAACGTATCCAATTTCTCCACGAGTTGTTCTTCCAATTTCTAAATAACCATTGCCAGTAGACTGAAGATCTGTATAAACTTTTTCCATTGTTGCTGTAAATGAGTCATCATCATTAAGTGACTCTAGCCAATCACGCATTTCAATCTTTGCTCGTTCAATTCTCTTTCGTGCCTTTTGTGTTGCGCTATTATCTTCTGATGCTTCAAGTCTCATCATTGTTCTTGGAGAAACCTTAAACTCATAACCAAGGCCAACAATGTTTTCGACCTTTGCATCAATTGCTGCGTGGTTTGCAAATGATGTGTCGTAATAGTTTGCTAATTCATATAGGTTCCATGGAGGTGTAATAACATCAAACATTCCATAGCCGTTTACATATACTAGACCTGGGTTAATTTCTTTTGATTGTGCTCCGTCAATACCGCTTTTTCCAGCAAGTGCTGCAGTTGTATATTGAGTTGTTGGCTCAACCATCTTAGATGACATTCTGCTTGTTCTTCTTTTAAAGTTTGCATCCAAACCATCTAAAGTTTTTAATGTTTCCCAGTTGCCACTAAACGGATCTGACTTTGCAAAAGTATCATCTTTTTTTACTGCTTCGTCAATTCTTGCACCAATTTCATATTCGTTGTCTTGCATAATTACTCCTCGTCACCATACTTAGCAATTGTATCTTTTGCTGCCTGAACTGCACCAAGGTCGTTTAGAGAAGGGATAAGTCCAGCATTTAATCTATCAACTTGTTCTGAGTATTCTTCTTCACTTACTCTTGTTAGTCCTGGAACAAATACACATGTACCATCTCCTGGATCACCATAGTGCATTGCAGTCTTTTTTAATTCTGCCATCCTAGAAATATCGTTCTTGTCTGAAGGTATGTTGAGTACAGAACCGTTTCCATCTGTAAACCACTTGCCATTTGCTTTTTTGTACACATAAAGGCCCCAGTCATAGTTCTTTTCAATGACTTGTCGTCTTACATTCTTTACAATCGGCTCACCAGTTTTTGGGTTGATTAAGGAATCCATAACCATAAGTATACCATATCAAACTGGATCTACTACGACTTGGCTCCAGTTTACTTCAGAATAGGCAGTATATTTGTAGTTTCCAAACCTTAAAACCTTTTCATCGTCTACGATGATCTTATTTGTACCCGTATAACTCTTATAAACTTCAGATGGGTTTACTCCATAATAACTTGTTTCTGAAAGAACAAGAACCTTATTCCAGTTAAAAGAGCCAACATTCCAAAATTTCCAGTCTAACTCTCTAGAATTAAGGACCCTGACTCTAAACCAAGGTCTTTCGGAAATATTTTGTACTTCTTGTAGGTTCGTTGATTGATAGAAGGATATGTTGTTAAATAGTAATGGTCCAGTCAGTCTGATTGCCCCCTCGAAAGATGAGAAGTCTAGGCTGTCTGCAAAACTAATACCAAGGAATCCCCAGTCTTGCAAAGTGACAACTGGCTCTTTTACAAGTTTGCCATTCCAGTAAAACCCTATGCCATCTTGAACTAGCCCAGTCTTTTCATCAATTGCGTATATTTTTGCTCGTCTACCGCTTGGATCGCAGGCAACAAGATAGAATTTAATATGCATGCTTTTGCCTTCTATCTCAAAAACCTGTGTTGGCGCATAGGGAAAATAATCTCCGTCAAATCTAATTGCAAGTTGTGCTGCGATGACTTTAAATCCATCTGCTCTGCTTGAGTTGATTGGAATCATGAGCCCTCTATTTACTAAAGGGTCATAGGTTCCTTTTAACTGAATACCGCTTGTCTTTGTTAAATAAAGATATGGAGATGAGGCATTGTATATAGAAAATGGATTATTTTTCTTAAAATTATAATAAATTCCAGTTTTTGTATAAGGGTATATAGAAGTTCCAAATCTTGTACCAATTGGGCTGGCGTTGGAGTCGTTTAGTGCTTGTGATGCATAGGAAACATTTTTAATACTTACATTGTTTACTTCAGAATTTTTTATATTTATGTCTATATGTGTTACGATTGACAAGTCATTAAAATCAACTCCAGAAGGAGGATAGATAATCATGTTGTCTACAACCTCGTACTTTGTTGTCATCCAATCTACACCTGGAATTAAAACACCATTTCTTGCAGGCCTTTCTAATTTAGTAAAATATTCTGAAACTGCGTTGGCTCCTAGTTCAGTATATTGAAAGGTTATGTACGTTTTCACAAGTGAGCCGTCAGTATTATATTTATAATCTTTTGAGATTTTGTTTTTTAAATCTTCATAATCGTTATACCCAGTAAACAAATAATTATCTAGTGACTCATATGTTCTTTGTACTGGAGAACCATACTGATCATTAAGTTCTTGGTATGTCCATTCTACTGGATCAGTCTCTATAGCAATTGTTTTTGTTGGAATTGGGTAGTTAACATTAAACTGAATAAAATCAAGGTCAAAATACTTATCTCCTCTTTTATCAAAAACAGATTCTGCAAAATATGTTAAAGGAAGATTGTCTTCCCAGTAGGCATTTGCTGCAATAGCAAGAGTGTACTTGTCAAACAAAATGTCTGGGACCAGGGTATAACTTGCTGTATGTTCAATCAAAAAATCTTCCTCTAAAAGTATTACCCCTCCTCCAGATATTGCTCCTGGAGAGACATCGGTTAAACCTCCATAGGGTGGCAAAGAAGTGGTGTCAATGCCAGCATCAATATCTATCAGTTGATTATTTTGATAAGCAAAGAACAAATCTTCATTTAGTTTTGGAACTCCTATTTCATTAAACAAACTTTTAATTTTTTGAAAATTATACTTTGTTGCAAACCCAATATTATAGATCTTGCCATTAAATGTTGCTGTATTAGTTTTATCTCCACCAACATACATTCTCAGGTCTCCCAATGATCCAAAAAACCCTGAAACAGGATTTCCAAAAACTTCTATAAACCTAGGAATATTTACGCCTACTTCAAAAAATTCATTTTGATTTAGTACTTCAGAAGAATACAGAGTTTCAGTTTTACCATTTGAACTAATAATATATTTTAATGTATTGTTTTCTACCTGTATTTTAAAATAATTAGATGTGTTTTCTTTTTCAATTTTAAAAAGTATTTGTGGAGTTGTTGCATTACCCTTTAACTGGAAGCACCCATAGAATGCTGATATTGGTGTCTTTAAAACATCAAAGTTTTCAAAGAAAAGGTAGCCAGAGACAGAGTCCCAAGAGTTGTTTGGCTTAAAAGAAAAATAATCTTTTGTGTCATAAAAGAAACTTGCTGTATCTTCTATACGATTAGAGACCTTATTGTCTTCAAATAGTTCTGACTTTGTTTTAGATGAAAGTACAACCTGTGGAAGTGGATGAGACATTACAGAAAGTGATCTGTTTGATGCGTCTATGTTGTCGCTAAATCCCTGATTCCAAGAACCTGTTTTTGGATAAGAGTAGTTTGCTGTATAGTCTGCAAACGAATAATCAATCGTAACAGATGTTCCACTATATGACGAATTAATGTTTTCTGGAATCTCGACACCTTGACCAAATACATACCTTCTTTTTGCGACTTGGTTGGGAACTAGGTACGGGTAAATTCCAACGCAGTCTAGATCTATAGGAGAAATATCTTCGTAAGCATAAAAACCAATCCAGTCTTGATCTTTTGTATTGTTAAGTTTTGATGGAAGGTTTGCCAGTGATTGAGAGTAAGGAATAGATATTACCTCTTCTCCATTAATCAAAAGGGAGGCGCTGTCTTTTCCAACTTTTAAATGAACAAGCATTGGCCTTGTCCACTCACCAATATAGTTAGTCTTATATTCATTTCCAATTTTTAAACCTATTGCTGGACCATCTACATATATTCCGTCAGAAGATGCTATGGGTCCAATGATTCTTTTGGTTTCATTGGAATAAGAATTTATCCTTAGCCACATTTCTAGAGTGTACTGCTTGTACTGTCCATCCTTATTTAACATTCCAAGTCCAGGAACAATCAAAGATGGAAGACCAATATTTTCATACAAGGTTGTATGTCCAGAAGTTCCATATACTAGGGGTATTCCAGAATTTTTTGCTTTTAACATATTGTCAGAAGCAAGGTAGTATGCATTTAACTCCTGAAGTCCGTAACATTTTGCAACTATTCCCTTTTGTGGAGCAATAGATATGTTTGATGGAATATTTTCTGGAATAGTTCCCAGGGATGTTGATGCAAACTCTTCTGACCACTGGCCAAAAGTTATTCCGTTTATTTTAAATGCATTTTCTTTTTCTACGTTTCCTACAAAATTAATCTTAATAACAAGTTTAATTTCAAGGGCATCTTCAGGAATGTCAAACGTTTCTGATATAAAAATCCAACTATTATTTATTACTGTGTCAAAATTCTTTAAATGGCTTATCTCTTGACCGCTTGTCGTATCTGTATACTGATACCCAATTTCAAAACCAGAGACATACGAACTTTCTGAATAGATATATGTGCCAAGAGAGAAAGTTCTTAGATATTTATTTAAAATAGAAGAACTAAAAGTGTCTTTGCTTCTTAGCGTTACTGAGGCATTTTTCCTATCGGGTGTTGGATCTGCTATGATCCTTCCCACATAACTTCCAGGAAATGGCTCTCCCACAGACTCTGGATACGCAGCAACTGTACCACCGAAGATCTCCCACCTTGGAATAGAGGATAATACTCTTTGCTCGTTAGAAATTAAAGAAATATAGTCTGCATTATCATCAAGTGCCCAGAGACCAATAGGGTGCTCAGCAAAGACTTTTTCTGCATATAGGTTTGATGAAGTAGACATTATAGGTCTATTTTACCACAGAAGACTACTTGTTTATTTTAATTTCACAGTAATCTGTTGTGCAGTACATTTCACCTTGAGCCTCAAGATTTTCTGCTCCATCATAGATGGCAGAAAAATCAATGTGCTTCAACTTGCCGATATAGGACTCATACTCTTCTTCCGTGATCTGAGTATATGGCTGCTGAGGATAAACAGTATTTCCCATTGGAAGGAATGAAACTGCCTTTAGTTGTCCCTCGTACATATGAAGTGCTGGAACAACATGCTTTGACTCTGTTTCCTTATCAAATGACAGTGTTACAGAAACACCATTGTCAGACCAATACTTCTGAGCAGTGGCAGCAAGTGCAATCTTTTCAAATAATGTAACATCTTTTTCAGATCGTGGATGACCTGACTTAATTGGGAAGTAAACTACTGATGTATTTGATGACACTACATCGTCTTCAATTGTGTACCCCGCTGCTTTGAACAAGTGCATCATTGGGTCTGTGTTTCCAAATCGAACTGCACGAAGGAAGAAGTTTCCTCCAGGTCCCCAGTGAACTCCAGGAGTTGCA